CAACATTAAAGTTGAACCTAAAAAGGCATAAGTCTTTTTAAACTGATAGGAGATATTAATGGCAAATAAACTATATGAATATTTAAGTCCAGAAGCGTCTAACGTCCAGATAATGGAATCTAAAGACGGTAAGGATTTATTCATGCAAGGTTTGTTCATTCAAGGTGATGTAAAGAACCAGAATGGAAGAGTTTATCCTAAGGATGAAATCAAAAATGCTGTTAATAGTGTAAAAGAACGCCTTGGAAAAGGCGAAACTGTGATGGGTGAGTTAGATCACCCTGAAGAGTTACAAATAAATTTAGACCGTGTAAGTCATATCATTACAGATTTGTATTGTGAAGGTTCGGACGGTTTGGGCAAACTTAAAATTATAGAAACACCAATGGGCAATATTGCAAGAGCATTATTGAAGGCAGGAGCAAAACTGGGTGTTAGTAGTAGAGGTTCAGGAAACGTGAACGATAACGGAAACGTTTCAGACTTCGACATAGTAACAGTGGACATTGTGGCACAACCTAGTGCACCAGACGCCTACCCAAAGACTATATATGAGAGTTTATTTAATATGCAAGGCGGTTCACAGATGTTTGATACTGCTAGAGCATTAACACATGATAAAAGTGCAGAAAAACACTTGATGAAAGCAATCACTGGTTTCATCAACGATTTAAAAATATAAGTAGGAGACTACTATGACAGTGAATTTTACAGAACTACTTGAGAATGCAGAGTTAACGGAAGACGTTAAATCAGCTCTTCAAGAAGCATGGGAAGGTAAGATTTCTGAAGCAAGAGAAGAGCTTACAGCGGAACTTAGAGAAGAGTTTGCACAGCGATACGATCATGACAAGAGTCAGATTGTAGAAGCAGTTGATAAATTTATTTCTGAAAAAGTTGAAGCAGAAATTTCTCAAATTGCAGAAGAAAAACAGTCCCTTGCAAACGACAGAGTAAAATACACGAAAGCAATTAGTGAACATGCTAAAGTTTTAGACAGATTTGTAACTGAAATGGTTGCTAAAGAAGTTAAAGAACTAAGAGCAGATAGAGCAAATACTAGTGAGCATGTAGCAAAATTAGATAATTTTGTAGCAGAGCAATTAGCAACTGAACTATCAGAGTTCCACGAAGACAAAAAATCTTTAGTAGAACAAAAAGTCAAAATGGTTAAAGAAGGCAAGAAGCAATTAGCAGAAGCCAAAATTGATTTCATTAAGAAGGCGGCAAACAAGGTCGAAGGCGTTGTTAATTCCGTAATGACTAATGAAGTTAAATCTTTCCGTGATGATATTACTAATGCACGTGAAAACGACTTTGGTCGTAGAATTTTTGAAGCATTTGCGAACGAATATGGTACTAGTTACTTAAACGAAGCAAAAGAAATCAAGAAGATACAAAAACAAATTACTGAAATGGAAACAAAACTTAACGAATCAACGCAAGTAATTGCTGAGAGAGAAGAAGCAACTAAATTAGTTGAGTCTAAGTTAAGGATTGCAGAAGACAAAATGACCCGTAAGGATACATTAAGCAGTCTAATGGCACCACTAGGTAAAGAGAAGAAAGAATTGATGTCAGATTTACTTGAAAGTGTAAAAACAGACAAACTGGAAGAGTCCTTTAATAAGTACTTACCTTCAGTATTGGATGGAGAAGCACCAAGAGTTAAGAAGACATTATCAGAATCCGTTGTCAGTGAGCACACTGGCGATAAGGCAGTTGTTATAACAGCAGATGCCAACGATAAAGCGGATGATATAGTAGAAATTGATATGATCCGCAAATTGGCCGGACTTTCAAAATAATTAGGAGTTATTAAAATGGCAAACTTATTTGAAAGCAACTGGTCTGCAACTAAAGACGCATTACTAGAAGGTTTATCTGGAAACAGAAAAAACAGTCTAGACGTTGTCCTCGAAAATACAAAGAGACATTTGTCCGAGGCCGCAACAGCAGGTGCCACAGGTGCAGGTTCAGTAGCGACATTAAACAAGGTTATGTTACCACTAATTAGAAGGGTTATGCCTTCTGTTATTGCTAACGAACCAGTAGGTGTTCAACCTATGACTGGTCCAGTAGGGCAAATCCACACACTAAGAGTTAGATATTCTGAAACTGGTGGTGGAGCAACAGCAGGTGACGAGGCTTTAAGTCCGTTTAAACTT